GTGTCTTTGAGCTTAAACATACTCCTCACGGATGATTCAAGTCCAATCTCCTTGTCAAAGAAGAGTGTCCGAAGATCCTTGTCAGGATTCGCTGACTGAATACTTTTGTAAACTGTGCCGACAATGGCCTTTGCCTTTGCGTTATTGAGCTCCGGATTGCGCCTGTAAAATTCCGACACCGCAGTATGAGCTGAAACTGATTGACTGATATGAGGCGCAATCATATCCGGTGTGCGCTTCATAACGAACTGCGCAGTCTTATTCGCCGACGCTCCGACAAGCTTCTTAAACATAACCATCATTTCACGATTAGTCATCGTGTCGAGGTCAGCAATTTCATCCTCGGTAAAGATGCCGTCAAAGTCAAGCTCAACATCTTCATCTTCAGGAACCTCAGGTGCAACAGTTCCTGCCTGAGTCGCTGCTAGCTGCTGACGTAAAAGATCATTCTGCACCTTCAACGCTGCAAGTTCAGGCGAGTCAGCAGGAGAATCAACTGGAGGATCTTCAAGATCAAGTTCCTCTTCCTCTTCCTCAAGCTCCTCTTCCTCGTCGAGCTCCGCATCCTCAAAACCCTCAACTTCTTCTTCCTCAACGTCATGCGTAGCAAGTGACAACATTGCAGATACTTCTTCTCCAGGTGTATGCGGCATCATTCATCTCCCTTTTGATGAAAAGCTTCTTCTTCAACTTCAGCTAACAACGCCTCCGGCATTTCCAGCAGGCCTCGAAGAACGCTGAGTTGCATACGAATAGCGAGTGCTTCTTTCCTTGACATCTCTTCTGTCTCCAGCGTGTTACGAAGATCCCACATACGCTCCGTGAGCATCTTCTTCAGATCTTTCCAAACCTTGTTGTCCTCGATGAAACTCTTATAGTCCGCGATTGATCCTCGTAAAGACGCAGAGTTTCCTGTAAACTCAATTTGTTTCAGCAGGTCTTTCATTAAAGCTCTCCCAACGGTGCAAGATTACCAGCAGCTGCCTGTGCACTCACTTCTGCATCTGGCGCAACAGTTAAATTAGCATTGCCTCCTTTGTTAATAAAGTCCCCCAAATTCCTCGCTCCAGATAGTTGCGCCCAGTGTGAGAATATCCTCACCATGTCAAAATTCGCTGCCAACTCCGGCTGTGAGGACAGGATCTGAAACATCGTAGCCCACATGTTAGGATCCCCAGAGTTTGGCATTCCTTGATCAGAGGTCACAACATCATAGCCGACAAGTAAGTCCAGCGGGCCTACTTTAGCAAAGTCATTTCCAGCAATTTCCCGCATCTGTTTTTCATTGCGGCCAATCAACTGAAGATAGTAGGACTCTTCCATGAACTGTACCGTGTGATCCGCCAACATTCGAGCCAATGGCTGAATCAGCTGATGATCAAGAACAAAGCCCATGCGCTCAAACTTCGACAGCGCACTTGATTTCGTCCCGTTGTACTCAGTCGCCGTCACCCTTTCACGACTTTCACTCATCGGGCCCCAAACTACTCCGACCGAGCCTGCGACACGATCCAGCATGTCAACAATAGCTCCCATTTCTTTCATATTTTGAGACGTTACATCCGTAACCTTAAGTTGCTCAACAGCATTTTGCGTGCCTCTGCCCCAGAAGGTCTTACGCAAGCGGATCAACTTACCCGGACCTGGTGCACGAAGATCATTCATGTTGATAAGTTTTGGATCAACTATGAACATGTCATTGAGCGTCTTACGTGTGTTATAGACGTGACTGTTCAGCAAGAAGTCAATGTAATGCTGAAGTCCATAAATGGTCTCCATGCGGGACAGCGGAATGTTAGAGTACCCGTCAAACTCCGGCACACCAACACAGACTGGGAACATCCCATGATCGAGGTCAAGTGGGCCAGCTGTAAGTATAACCGAATCTCCACCTATGGCGAATCTCCACATCTCAGGATAATTACTCCGCCCAAGTTCCCACTCAGTAGGAATGAGATTCACATACATGTAAATTACGTCCACAGGTCGCGTAACTCCAACAGTACGATCCTTACTATCATCACGATCTCTTTTACTATTTTCTCCAGTAAGGCTCGTCGTCGGATCGATGTTCAACAGATACTGTCCATTGAAGAATTCCGGATCATTCTGTTCACGCTCCAGCACCGTAACGATATTTTCCTCAGCGATCCAGCCGACAAATTCGCCATCTTGAACTCTGTGAGCGGGAACGCCTGGATCAGGTAAATACTTATAAGGATCAATGTTCATCAGCTCGTTGTGCTCAGACTTAAGCACACGTCTCCGCTGCTTGCCTGAACCAAAACTGAACAGGTTACCAAAGCCTCCGCCAATGCCTGACTCAACCCGCTCCGTCCGCATCCCATACTTTTGCGTCCAAACAGGTGCAACAGCTCCAAAGCCATAAATCATACTGTCGCGAAGAGCGGTGTAAAGGTTAAGTGCCATGCCAGTAGTACTCACTTGCTTTGCGATAAGCAGCTCAAGAAGTCCTGCACCCATGACATCCTCAGGGCCTTGCCCATCGTACTGGAAGATAGGGTTGCGAAGAAGCGCAGCCGTCATATAAGTCATGATGGAGTCGAGTGCGGCAAAGGACACTGGAACAACAATGGTCACAGGTTTATTCGGATCATTCTCCTGCAGCCTTTGCTCTTCAATGCTCAAATCAACATAACCGGTTAGTTTTTCCTCAACCTCACCCCAGCTCGCATGTCTGCGAACCATAACGTCATGACTGCGATTCGCCCGTTCAAGAATCTTTGTAAGAAGACTGTCATGCAGCTTTGTCCCAGGCCTTAGGTTCTTCCCCCGCGGGTAAGAGTATTTATACTTAACGCTTGGCTGAACAGCTCTATACCTCGGAGAAAACTTATTTCCAAATATTGTAATAGGCATTAACTTTGCCTCCAGTTAGCGAACTCAGGCTCATCTTCTTCAGGTGGCGGTTCCTCTTCCTCCGCGTCACCCTGTGTGAAATAATGACCCGCAGCATTCATTACAAAGATTATTCCAGCAAAAGCATCTATTGTGTCCCAGTATGTAGGACGCGGCCATTGGCCAAGATATTTCTCAAGTAGTGGAGCAACAGCTCTATCATGAAAGACCTGCTTCTTCCGGTACATCATGATCAGGCCACCGCTACGCTTTGGTCCGCGTTTATTCTCTCTCGGCTTCACCTCAACAATTTCATACCAAAGCCCACGAGCCAGCATCGCATCCATAAACGGCTTTGTTAAGTACTCATGAAGACCAGTCACCTCCGGAGCCATGATGTCAGCATTATAACGCTCACCTTCGTCAAGCATACAAGCGTAAAATTCATCTGGCCGCATGAAGTCTTCAGTAATGCTACGAACATAGTATTCATTCCGCACTGTATCATAACCAACTACAACCACAGAGGTCTTCGCTGATCCAGAAGTATGTGTACGAGCTGGATCGCCGAGCACCACATTGATTACGTTAGGATCAGAGTTAAGATCATCAATAGTCCGTGTGAGCTCCTGATAATCTTCCGTGCGAAAACCGTGCTCACCAAGCGCAACTGCTTCACCTTGAAACTCACGTGAAAAGACATCAAGCAATCCCAAGGCTTTGTGCTCGTCGTAAAGTTTTCGCACACTCTCATCACTCATATGCTCAGGCCAGTTACTCTGAAGCGAGGACGAAGCTAAACTTAGTTCAATATGATCCCAACTTGAATCCGCAAGCAAGTTAGCAAGCAGCCCATCTTCATGAAGGATAGTTCCAATGATGAAGATGCGCCACTTATACTCAGCGTACTCAGACCGCTCAACAGTATTGCTCAGTGCACTGAAAAACCATTTCTTAAGCTTGTCTCTTCGCTCTTCACTTTCAACAGCTTCATCATCTTCAAGATCATCACCAATGAAAAGATCAGGACGTGCGCCACGGAATAGCCTGCCGCGAAGTTGCTGACCTGCCCCACGAGGGACGACCTTAATACCGGAAGACGTTACCCAGCCTTCCTTGTTGAAGCTTTCAGAACTCTTAATAGAGCCAAAAACACGAAGCAACGCTTCATTAGTCAGAAGCTCATTCTTCACATTCTCTGCCTGCTCCATTGCAAGGTCGGCTGTGCAGCTAATAGGAATCATGTACTTTGTAACCTGATACACGATGGACTTGATAGGAAAAGCAAAGTCAACGATTGTAGATTTCCCAAATCCTCTAAACGCAGACACCGCAACCTTTTGAGCTGAAGGATCGTCCAGCACTTCAAAGAGCTGATCATGAAATCCTGCGAAGGGCTTGCGGAAATACTCCGGTAAAAATGTTTTACAGAAGAGACGTGTATCCGCATAGCAGTAGGATAGTATGTCCTGCAGCTCATCGTCCGGTGCCATTTTAGGATCAGGAAGTTTCACGTTAGCCCTCTATTGCGTGAGTCCAAGAAAGTGCAGTCGCCACACCGTCAACTGTAACGTCAGTATTGCCTGCGAGAATTGCCCCGATCTGTTCACTGATCGTATCACCCGAACCATCAATGGCGACAAGCAGCCCACCACTGGAAAGCATATCATCCATATTCGCCACGATAGTAGTACTGTCAGTTTTCTCCAGCGAAGTTGTAGATTGATACGCTTGTTCATTCAGTGTAATAAGCTGATTCACCATTGTTTGAACGACCTGAAGCACTTTCCGTCGTACAGATGCTTTTTGCGCTGCCATGACTTACTCCTTAAGAAAGATACCGCGTCCGTTGTGCCTCATCGCTGCCACCACTGTTCCTCAGCGTGGCAATCTGTCTTGAATTCGAATTCCTTGCTTTAGCTAATATCGCCGAAAAGATAGGGTAAAATCTTGGATATAATGTATACCCCCCAGGAGGAATTTCGCCTGAATCAAAAGTTCCATCTGGTGCTACAGGTATGAAAAATGGAGATTGTGTTGGATCATCTGGAACTATATAAATCTCAGGAATATCTGGACCAAACTTAGGCGGGCCTTTCTCCGGGCCACGCAAATCAGTCCCCGGGGGGTCACCTCCATAAGGATCAGGATTAGCACCATCATAAGGAGGATCATACTCTATCGGAGAACCTCCAGGATCATAAACACCTCCCTCAAGTCCTCCATTAGTTCCAGGATGTTCAATATCATAAGAAACTGCAGGATAAAAATCTTTGGGCCCAAATTCAGAACATCCAGCGTCATTACAAACTCGCCACTCAACTTCGTTCTTCTCTCCTGGAACACAGCCACCAATAGAAGTTTTGAACTCTACCTCACCAACAGGAGGAGTAGGAGCGTTTTCCCAATTTCCTCCATTTATACGATAGCTAAAGCGTGTGCCTGCGTCACCACCCATTCCACCACCACCGAGGACAATATCAAATTCTCCGCCTCGTTTCTTCTTAGTTCCAGGGATCTCAATAACACTTAAGATCACTGGCACACAGGTGGCGTCTGGAATCCTGTATTGTACGAAAAAAAAGGAAGCCACAGACCCATCTGCATACTTGGTAGTAAGCTCAATTTCACCAGAGATTCCCGTAGGGATATTATACCAAGTTATACTACCATTCTTACTAACGCCACTGAAGACCCCGTAGGAGTGGTCAATAAGAATAGCTTTTCCTCCAGGGGCCATAAGTCCACTAAAGTTCATAAAAGCTGTCCAGGGCGCACAAGGCCCATTAGGTCTGTTAATAAGAAGATCTGACATTAGCTCTCCGCTCCAACCACACAGAAGGTGGCAGGGCTCATAACGCTGTTATACTCAGCAAGTATCCATTCAGCTGAACGCAGCACATTAGCTATTCGCAGCTCATCCGTTTGACCAAATTGATATTTCCCACCGCTTCTCCAGCCGATTTTACAGTCCGTGGCTGCAACGCTCTTAATCGCACCGTCACCAAGATTGTAAACAAAGGGCACGTCTGGGCTGCCGTTGACGTAAATTTCTTTAACAACAGCTCCGTCATATCCATACTTCACTGCCATGTGGACACGCCCAGCACCGATGGTTGTAGTGCCTTTGAACTTAATATCATTATTTGAGCTATCCTCGCCCTCAAACTTAATCTTCCGTGAGCCGTCATAATCAATAGACCAGCAGACCCCCAGGCCTCCGCGATTGACTACTGCAGTGTTGACAAGGGTACTTGTCAAACATGTACCAGCCCAGCTCACCGTAAGCTGCGCAGGATTAAGTGCTGCGTCCGTGCCAAGACTGATTGACTTCTCATTATTTGCATTAGTCGAGTTTTGTCCATACGCAAAGGCTGACTCAAACTCCGCAAACCCATTTACAGCATCTCCTGCATTCTTTGTCCCATTTAACGCACCTGAGGTTGAGTCAGCGATATGCGTAGTGTCTGGTGTATCATACATATGACTTACGAAGACGTATGCGGCATTCCACACAGCCTCACTCCCATAAGGTGCATCAGCTGCAGGTTGCACCCCATCAGACTTACCATAAAGCAACTTAAACACATTATCCTGGCCTGTTATCAGACTTGCCTTAAACCAGAGGAACCACGTGTTGCTGTCCCATCGTTCAATCTCCAGCGGAAGTTGCGTGAGCCCATCCTCACTGAAAACTGCAATATCTGCTCCGGAGTTGAGGCTATGCCCAGCGGTGACGGTCAGAGTTACTCCAACAGGAAAGTCTGGCAAATTCTCAGGTACCTTCGCTAAGGGGACAGTCAACACTCTTTCATAAAGCCACTGAGCAGTAGCCACAAAATCAAAGCCTGTTTGCGAAACTCTTGCCACTGTCGCCTCATCTGTTTCCGGTGCAAAGGTGTAACCAAGCTTAACTAGCGATATAGTTTTTACGCCGTCCTCCACTGGCTTGAAGATATAATCCCCACTACCATCAGAGGTCGCGTCTGGCTCATCGGTTAAACTAACGATTACACCTGAGACCGGAGTTTCATTAGCAAGCGCTATGTTGCCTGAAACTGCAACACTGACTAAGGCAACGTTACCAAGATCAAGATTTGCACCTGCAACGGTGAAAGTATCCGCCAGATCCTCATAACCATCAAGCTCATAAGCAACGGAATATTCTCCATCAAAGACGAAGTAAAAGGCGAAGTCTCCATTTGAATCCGTTGTATCTGTGAATACTGCACCATCATCTGTTCGCGTCACCGTCACAACTACACTTTCAACAACGCTGGCACCGTCGTCAACAACTGTGCCAAACACTGTACTCAACGAACTCGGGGTGGCCTCAAAGTTACTCGCATCAACATACGCCCCAGCTTCAACCTCCACATGCTTGGAGGTAGGGGAAAAGCTGGCTCCGTTAGAGCGCGGTGTCCCAGAGTTCCGTTTGAACTCTTTATCCTGAATCTGCTCACTAACGTCTCGAACAGTCCAGCGCAGTATGTCATCACTGTGGAGATTCAACGTGTAACTCCCTTTGAGAGCTTAACTTCCCCTTGAAGTACCCGAAGTACAGTCGTGCCGTCTACAGCTTCAATATCATACACAGCGCGCGTGAAGTCCAATGTAGTCGTGTTCGCTGCTGTAATGGTGACAGTAATAAGGCCTGATCCGCCTGGCTTGGTGATTGTAATATTAGCACTGTCACCTTCCGTGGTCGCTATGACTGTATCAGACTCAGCAGTCGGCCGAATACTCATGCGAAATGAATACGCAGTCACATCACGAGCAACTCCATCAGAGTCCTGCCAGAGGATTGTTCTTGTAAAGGTTGCTCCCTGCTCAATGATGAAATCCCAGATTCCTGCTAAGTCCATTATGACTCCTTGCCTACTCGGTTAGATTATGACCGAAAAGCGTTAGTTATTTTATCATCAATGCTGCGAAGCTGCGTGAATATTGCATCCTGTGTCTTTTCCGTTCGCGCCTCAAAGCGATCAAATACGCTCTTATCAAGCTTAGTACACACCACTGCCGCGACACTATCCTCAATCTTCTTATCCACTCCATTTTGTCGTTTAATGTCATCTTTTATCCCCTGAAGAGTGGCGTGAATAGTCCCAGTGTCTTTACCACTCTTCCAAAGGATGGTTCCGATTCCGGCACCAAAGCTCAGAATTGAACAGACCCACACGGCTATATGAAGAGGCTCCATTAGTCAGTTTCATTAACCTTTCCGGCTCTATCAGCAACAGCATAAACACCTGCGGCGGCTGCAATTTTCAAAATGATAGGAGCGAAAGGTGCTGTTGCAGGAATCAGCATCGCCACCTGAGAGAGTATGCCGACGAAAATCGCCCAGTTCGTCTTCTTCTGCCACCAGCTTCGTTTAGCTCTTATCATTGTGTCCTCCCTTTGTGCGCTCGTCCCAAGTCGCTCGTTGCTCTCTGAGATCAAGATGCGCGAATGAATCATAATAACCTATTCCAGTGAAAACATAAGCTGCAGATGCAATAGCCTCTTGTATATATGTGATGCGATGAGCTCGTGCGCGTAAAGGTCGAATGTCTGTGGCGAAAATAAGGTGCTGTGAACCTATAGTCCAAGCCCAGGTTCCATCTTTATTTTTATACTTACGGCGAACAGCTCCGCCAACTTTTTCATTGTGCACTTTGCAGCGGTGTCCGCTCGTTATCACTAAGGGGAAGTTCAAGTCCCGCCGCAACATCTCCAGCTCCCCCATGTGCTGGAAGAAACGCTCGTTGAAGATAACCTCTCCGCAGCAAGGACAAATCACATCAGTGAGTATGAAATGCTGCGATACGTAACTGGCTAGGTTGAGGTTGCTCATCATTCCTCCAGTGGAGATATGTGAATCGTTTCATATCACGGGATACTCCGTATGACATGGTCAGACTGATAAATATAGGTGGTATCACCAATCGCACTGAGCCAGATTTCCCCGCCAGTAAACCCAGTGGTATCTTTGAGTGCGGAATTCAACGGAAGCTTAATACCACCCCCATTTAGCATCAAGTCGCCCTCAATGGATATATCACCGACAATGACCAAGCTGTCATTCCTTGCTACGACCTTCTGAAGGTTCCCTGCTGCATCCACGAAGTCCATGAACGGATTACCGTTGGAGTCAATGCCTTGATATACGGTGGAGTCGTTCCATGCGCTGAGTGAGATGGGTTTGACTCCTGTGGTATCGAATGTAGCCACATTCCCAGAAGTCTCAACTAGAAACTGTGGGTATGACCCCGCTGTTGTTCGTATGCCGATATCATTAAATCCATTCCCCTCAATATCTAATCCAACTATTTGACCAGGAACCAGAACTATTCCTGTCACCGTAGAACCGAAAGATGTTGATGCGGAACTCACCTGACTAAAGCTCAGATACCCCGTGCTTATGGTGATAGATAGTACTTCGGTGCCTGCATCATCCAGCCAGTGACTATCACCATCTGAGTCCACATAGTACACCGTATTACCATCAGGGTCGTTGATGGTCAAAGCCCTGTTGCTCACCTCAAATATAGCTTCCGTATCTGTGCTCCAAAGATCGGCACCAGCAAACAGGATATCTGTGGCCGTAATAGTAGAGACTACAGCATGGTAGATTTTAGCCTTACTCCAGATGGTAATGTTATCACCAACTGATATATCCTGCGTGTAATTGGCCCCGGTTGCTCCACTGTCCTGTGCAGCTACGATGGAGATAAGCTTCGGCTGGCCATGAAGGGTGTTACCTTGCGGGCTGGTTTCCGCGAGTACAATGCGCCCACAGGCGATAATTGATATCCAGAACACCACGCAGATCACTGCTGCCCAGCGTATATACCGGTAATCACGTTCCATTAGAGTGCCTCCAGTTCGTCAACAACAGGCTCGGGCTTGACCTTGATAACAGGTTCCGTGAACTCGTATTCTGTGGTCGCCTTCGGTGCAGGTTCAGCGAGTTCATTAGCAAGAAGATTCGCCTTTGCCTCAAGAGCCGTTGCCTCGACACGGAGTTCCGCGGCCTTGTCCATGATCTTGGCAGGTGAGTCAATCAGCACCCACGGGCCAGCGGTACGTTTCGCTCCGGTGTCCTGGTCATACTTCTGTTCGTAGGTGTAGAATTTGCCGTCTGTATGCTTGACTGTGATGGTCTCAGCGAATGCCTGAGTAACCCCCATGATGATTAGGAGGATAGCTAGTGTACATGTT